ACCAGCTCTACTGTCATAGGCTCTCCAAGTTAATTTCCATAATTTCATATTATTAGTTCCATCTTCTGCAGTATCAGTATGTGATTTATATTTACCATCTTTTATCTCTTGATGATTGTGTTCAATTACTGGTAAACCTTTACTTGTTCTTAATGTTCCAGAAAAGGTTAAACCTGTAATCATACAAGCTGGTCTTGATAACATGACCTTCACATTATCACCCCCAACTAATTCTACCAATTTATCTTCGTCAACTGATGCTTCTATCTCCTTAGCCAATCTCTTTTCTATCTCTTCAATTCTTGCCTTGACTGTATTTAATTGTTTCCAAGCTGGTGGTTTTCCTTCTCTTCTAGCCTCAGCTGCATTTTGTATGTACCCTATCTCTTCTTTTAATTTATCTAACTCATCTAAATTTTGTCTTAATGTTGCAACTAATTTATTTTTATCTTTTATAGCTTCACCCAATCCACTTTCATTAATAATGTTATTCATTTGTTCATCACTTCGAATTAAATCATCTTTAACACCCATATTATATCCCACATCACCAGGTCTACTATTTAATCTATCTCTATACTCTGGATTTTGATGATATTTTTGGTACTGTCCTGTTTCACCAGGAAATCCAAATGAACCATATTTACCAGCTCTACCATATTTAACACTTACAGACGCCACTCTCTCCACTTTATTATCTCCACTACGAGTAACTCTCAATTTATCACCACTTGGAAAAGATCCATGAGATGGTAAATAAACTTCTTGACCTGCAGCTAATTCTGTATCATACAATGCCATTTCTGCCATATTTTTCATCATTGCTCCAGCTAATGTAGGACTTTCTACATTTATAGTTTCTGCCATTGTAGCATAAGAATCACCAATTGCCTGACTGGCTTCTTGAGATGGTATTTTATGATTATTATATATATTATTTAAATTATCTTTATGTTTAATCAAGGCTTCTCTAATTTTTGGACTAACATTTTCTGTTTTTTCTAATTCTTCCAATTTACTTATTGTTTTATCTAATGCTTTATTTTCAGTTATAGATTGTTTTAAATATTCTTTTGAATTTTTATTACTTGGTAATAAAAGATTCCCATCTTCACCAACAGGTCCGAACATTTGATGAAAATTTTCATTTAATTGATTATATGGTGATCTATTAAAAAATTCCCTAACTCCATCATCCTCTTTTGATGTTCTTTTAGTTATTAATTCAGGTTTACTTGTAGTGACTACTTCTTGTTTAACATTCACACCCTTTGTGGCACCTTTCAATGATTTCCCCAACGCACTTTCTAATGTATCTTTAATAAATTCAGTAGCTTTATTTTGTCCTAATATTTTTCTTGCCTCAAAATTAATATTTCGCATATAAACTTTAGGTTTGGCTCCTGAAGAAGCTTCCAATCCATATTTTTCTACCATTTGTTGTGCGAGTTCTCCTGATGGGTTAGATTGTAATTTTATAAAATCACTTTTGAAATCTTCAAACAATTGTTTATCTTCATCACTCATATATAATAAACCATCTCTAACTGAATTTTGTTTTCCACCAAATAATTGTGATACAGGTTTTGGAACTTCATCAGTAGATTTTTTATCACCTTCAACATCACCAACAGTAGTTTCTTTATCACCAATATTAACTTTAGTAGTTTTTCTCATTTTGTGTTTTTTATTATATGCATCAAATTCCGCTTTATCAGCAAAATCTATTTCTCTTAAATTCTGTAAAAGTTTTTCAGTCACTTTTCTTGGTAGTTTTAATTCATTAAGGGATTCTTCAAGTTTAACCATATGTAGGGGATTTTTTGGGTTAGGCATTCCATCGTGTACGCGATATGACCATTCTGTAAGTATTTTATCTATTAACTCCATATTATAACCTTTCAGTAATATCTTTCATCATACCATAATTTAATCCCATTTGAGATTTCGTATAGTGTTTATTTTCTTCTAAGATGTTTTTAATTTCTGTCAAAATTTCTACTCCGTCTTGTTGTGAGAAATCAAATAGGAAACTATCATAACCATAAAGGACTAATTTTGTCTTCTTATCTAATAAATAGTTTTGAATAGATAAAATCTTCTTAATATTAGATTCTGTTTCGTAAGCTTGAATCAAATAATTAAATAGTTTATTTCTATTCAAATCATCATAATTATTAAATAATAGTTTCCGTCTATAAATATCAGTGTAAACACAATTATGAGTATTTATTTCATTCCACTTTTTATTTATATATTTATGTGTCAAATCAAAAAATGGTACTTTTTCTCTTGTTTCTTTATCAATTCCACCATATAATAATCTAAATGATTTAGCTTTTGATTCAAGATATGTACAACCATAATACTCTGCAAGATGTTCGTGTACTGATTCTTTATCAAATTTATAATCTACTAAATCACCAATCAATCTCAAGTGGTATGCATCAAAATCAAACTCTACAAGATAGTCATTTTCAGGTATAAATACATCTCTCTTTTCTGGTGGTAATGCTGCAAAGTTAACAGTTCCGAATGCATTTGATGGTCTACCTGTGGTTGTCGTTAGATTGAAATTACCATATAATTTATCGTCTGATATGTGTTTCTTTACTCTGATATCAAATGTATCAACAAGTCTATTTGGAAATACCTTTACACCATTCTTTTCTATATTGTAAAATGCTTCTATCGTATCAAGTGCTCCATTATTCTCAAACCAACCTTCATCATCAATAAGTGGTGTTAAATCTCTTTTTACCCATTCTAATATCTTATCCGAGACCCCATCACAATACTCTTTATGTTTGATAATTGGTACTATTTCGTTAAGTTTTTTAACATTGTAGTACTTGTTACTCAGGAAATCTATTGCATTATTACGAACTTCCAAATCCATAGGTTTTCCATGTAACCACCAATGTCCTACATTTACATCTAAAATTTTTCTATATTCAGGTAGTATTGGTATCAATTTTTTAGCATCGGGTGTCATAACAATTTGGTTATCGTTCATTAAGAACGAGTAATCAACCATATATTCTTTTGAATCTGGATGTTTTTGAGGTAATATATAACTTTTTCTTTCAGTCCATTTCTCTTGTTTGTAATCACATTCACAGATATATAACAAAGATAACTTATTATTCTTATGTTGTGGATGTAAGAATGGGTCTGAATATATGGGTATCGTAATATAAAACATACTTTAATATATAACCTTTTTATGTAAAAAACAAGCTTTTTTTTAGCTTGGACCAAACTCCGGACCGGCACAACAACAATTACCCTCATCATCGTTTAGGTGACACCAATCAAGACAAGGAACATATGTACCCGCATAAAAGACAGTACAATAATTATGAGATCCGCCTATAGCAAAACTATAACCGCCTGTTGTAAATGGGTTTGATTCACTTGGCCATTCATTTATGTTAGCTAAACTACATTCACGAGTAGCATTTTCATCAAAATACGGATCACCATCATACATGCATCCATATCTTTGTTCTTCTGCTGGTGGTTCAGGAGGTGGTGGAGGTTCACATTCCTGAATCGATGAATTATAATGTTGATCATTTGTGTCACTGGGTGCACCCATATAGTTACAGCAAGGCATTTTAGTACAGAAATAAAAGGTAGGTGCGGGGGAATTACCCCTTTGTATTGCTCTATAACTACAATAGGGGTTTGATGATGAGTGGTTGCAACCAGCTTCAGTTAGGTCTGATGCACTATCGTAAGCATCGGTATAGCCATATACTGTATTACCGTCGGAATCTGGGTCACCTGGTAAATCACACTCATCACAAGCTGGATCATAATACAAACACGAACCATCATTCTCAGTCGCATTATCAACATAATTTGTAGCTGCTGAGTCCGTACAACCGGGCCAGGCCGATGCTGGTGTAGCTTCTTCCTCTTCTTCCTCTGCTGTGATTGGTGAAGATGGAACACTTTCAAATTGTATGAATGGATCCCATTCATCATACTCTATCTCCATGCTCCCTTGAGTATTACTTAAATATGTTACGTCATACATTTCACCAGAAGAAGATGCATCATCTCCAACTGTTGAAAAATCTCTATTACAATCGTAATCATAGTATTTAATGTGTTCTGGATTGTTAACTATCGCCCAATTATCACCATTAATTAATAGATAATATTTTTTCCTCTGTTCTAATATTATTGAGAAATAATTAAAGTTCATAGGTCGATTTAATATTGTATTTTTTGTATGTTCATCATCACCAAATGCATTTGTCGAGACAGTTGGAGTAAAAGCGCCAAAAGTTTTAATTTTGGTTGTACTTACTTTAGACCCATAACCAAATAAAGGACCTCGATAATTAGTTATTCGTCTCTGGTGTGCGTATCTTCCTGATGTTGTTATATATGAAATTGGTTTTGACCCCCAATTTGGAAAGATAGCCATTATCCCGTGTTCTGGTAAAGGAAGTTTTCCCCATTTGGAATCACTTAACCATGGTAAACTCATGTCTATCCCATAATCTTTAGGGCCATAAGATTCTTGACCTTTAAAATCCCATACAAATGAGTAAATTTTATTGATGTGTTTTAATCCTCCTGGAAGAGGATATTCTAATAGATCCATCATACCCGCGTATAAATGTTCGTTACATAAAAGTTGACCATTTTTTACTATTTGGGGATCATACTCTTCTGCATAATCACCAAATTTATATCTATCGGTCACACTGGTCCTATTAGTTTTAGGATTTTCTTGGGTATCTATTCGTATATCATAAAGAACATTGTTCTTTACATCCTTCAAGTTATAATTTTCAAGTGTAGAAGAGGGTTTAAGAACTACTTTCTCTGCTGATTCGACTTCATCTGATTTGAGAGGTGGAGCTGATGCTGGAGTATAAACATTAAGTGCTTTTACCGCTGGCATAATTCTAAATACTGTATCAAAAGTTGTATACCATCCAGTTGGACTTACATTATGTGTCACACCAATTATTTGAAAATAAACATTATTTCTATAACTTTCTGGTAAATAATTTACTCTAATAATATCTCCCGGTTCAATCTGTGAAGTACCATATATTGAGAGATTTAATTTCATAGGTAAAATATTTGGAATCTCATATTGTATAATACTACTTATAAATCTTTTTTTATAGTATTCTTGTGTATTTTCTACTACTATCTTACCTTTCCATTGCTCCTCTATCATGTGTTCTTCTTCTAATCGTATGAATCTCTGAGCTCTACCACCCAGTTCTTTATTTTCCGATGATTTATTGGTACTTTCCGACTCACTTTCTTGGTATTCCAAATCATCTATATTCTCAGTATCTTCAAGTAAATTCTTTCTAATCATATCATCGTTTGTTTGTTCGCCTTGAATAGGATATGTGTCATTAGATAATATAGTTTTTGCATTTTTATAACTTTGAATCAGGAAACCAGTGTTATTTGCAGTTAGTTGTGCACCTCTATAATCTGTATTATTTGGTAGATATCTAATTGATAAATTATCATCAGTTATGGCTGATAGAGCTGCAGAATCATCTAAAAAATTATCCAAGGAAACTATTTTATTACCATGACCCATTCCCTGAATAGCATACATACTCCCCAGGTTACCCTCCGGTATGTCAAATGATACGTCATAAGATTTTACAATCGAACTGGGAGATGTAACATCAAATTCAAAAATTTTGTTAAATGCATCATTTCTAGCTTTTTTCTGTTCATCTCTATTACCTTCAGTAGAACCCGCATCTTTTATTTTCTCTTCAATCCCTAGTTTGTTTGCATCTATGATAGATAACTCAGAATCTAAATTTCCAGTTTTTAATTTTAAATTAAGTGTGTTAAATGATTCTTCATTTATTTTTTCTAATAAACTATTTATCGCTTCTTTAACAGTTTTAACACCTTTAAATGATTCTATAATTTTATTAGTGCTTACGAATATTTCCCTAATTGGTATTCTACCTTTACTTTTATCCCATTCAGTTTCAGATCCTGGACCATAGCTAGATTTCGTTATATCAGCATTGGAATAATCTGGTTTTTTACCAACTTGAGCTGAGTATGAAGGATCTTCTTCATCATCTCCATATGGAGATGATTGACCCCACCATTGAGGGTATATATGTATGGGTGGTGGCATTTCACCAGTCTCTCTGGATTGTTGATAATTAATAAATTCTTGATTCCAAGATGTAAATTGATCTGAAGAATCTAATCTAACTTGAAAGTTATTTCCGGTTTGAATATTATTTGTGTTATTTTTATCAATTCCATTACCAAAACCAAATTGAGAATTTATTATTAAGTCTTCAAATAAACCCAAAGATATATAAGTTCTATCAGAATGTGTTCCATTTATAAAAACACCAGTTCTAATTGAATTATTATGAGCGTCACTTTCTACATCCTTTCCGGGAGTGAATAGCGAACCAGCAAGTAATTCATTCGCTAGATAATCCACATTAGCGTTAAAAATTGCAATTTCATCAATTGATGAATTACCATCAGGTATATCCTTTATTTGATTTATGTCAGATGCATCAGAAGAGCTATTATAACTGTTTACTAGTGGATTTATAGCTAAATATTTTATGGCATGTTCCAGAGTATTTTCTATACTCATTAGAACAGATTCATTAATATTCATATTCAACAAAGCTGAATTACCCGAAGATAAAGTAACAGAACATTGTACACTTCCATCAGGTAGTATTTTTGATTCATAATTGGTGACAATCCCCATAATCACTTCCATATGACCAATGTTTTCAGTTATCACGCCATTTCTACTAGAACCAGCTTCTGTTTCACCATATAAAAATGTTTTTATATCATCACTTTTTATTAAATCATCTGGATTATATAATGATGTTTTTAAGGTGGACCAACCAAAATCAATGAAAATTTGTGCTCCTGGTCTTAAAAAATATTTCTGATATATTTTTTCAAAGTCATTAAAATTATGAACAACAAAATTAACAGTTGTACTTTTTATCGTACCAAACATACCTTGAGTTTCAGAAGAAACTGAAGTTATACCAGCATCCGGTTTAAGGAAAGGGTTGTCATCGTTTTGATTGGGGAAAAAATTATTTAAAGTTTGTTCAGTTTTTTCTGTGTCGTCTGAATCGAAGAGATTATATAAATTATTATTTACTTGATAAATTGTGCTATCATGTATTGTTTCTTTATCTACATTTTTACCTACTTGAACATACCACGCTCCATTTTGATGTTCCTCAGTTTCAAGCCAAATTACACGAGAACCTTCGTTTTCTTCAGCAAAATTGTTAGCTTTAACCTTAGCTGACTTATTACTATTTTCTGTGTCACCGGGTTCAAATACTTGTAAATTTTCTATTGCTTGCTCCGGGGTAATTAATTCTACTGCAGTCCACATTCTTACAAATGGAGTTCGGGAAGATAAATCTGCAAGACCACCAAAATCGTTTGGTATAAGTTCATCATATGTATAATAAGACTCTCTATTATCTGGATATTTAGATGGATTTATTTCTTCGTTGGGGCCATGAGTCTGTGATGCTGCTAATTGTCTAGCTTCGAGCATTTTTTTTAGTTTTACATTTATATCAGAACCAAAAATTCTTTTATTGATCATTTTAGAAACCTTTTGCTTTTTTTGAAGATACTGGTATTCTCAAGGATGTTCCTGCTGGAATATTATTTGTTTTTAAATTATTTACTTTTGCTATAAACCACCATAATGATGGATCTCCATAAAATTGAAAGGCTAAATTATCACATCTATCGCCCTCTTGAGCTATGAAATACATATCATCATTTGTTTCTGGTACACTTTCATAAAGAGTAGTTCTATAAGAATTAACTTTATTTTTTTTACTAAATCTTGTTTGCTTATATCTACCCATTTTTATCCTTGATACATTTTATTATAGCCTGAACGATCAGTTCTATTATAGAAATCATAATCTATTGTTTTTTCTTCTTCAGTTTCTGAGGTATTTCCTTCATCATCCGTATTCTCGAATAGCTCATAAACTTGTTGTTTTAATTGTGGTACTACTCCATGTATTATTTGATATGATATTGTTACAATAAAATGCCTTGGAGCTCTTTTACCTAATTCAGTTTCCCATAACGCTTCATCAGGAACTGAATAAGAAAGAGATTTAATAAAACCTGTCATTTCATTATTACTTGATCCAAACATATCACCTATTCTAAGCTTTGTCAAAGGTGGTTTCATTCTAAGCATACTATTTTTTTCCTTATATGCGGGATAACACAATGATGTAAGTCTATTCAGTTTTTTATAAATAATTGGAAACTCATCAGGTGTATTAGCATATAATTTTAAATTAAAAGATACTTCCCGTTCGCCTCTTTCGTAAGTATAAACAGGTTCACTTCTTCCTACATAATTTGTTGAAGTCCAGTTTGGTGTTACATTTTCCGTCAATCCATCTATATAAGCTCTAAAAAATATATATGTATCATCTCTCAAATCTTTAAAATAAAAGGGCATTCCATTTTTATGTTGTTCTATCTCTACAGGAACCTCAAACTCATCACCCGCAAGTAATGTTCCGCCTTTACTCTCTACTTGTGTTCGTCCCGGAGACCCAACTAATTTATGACCATATATAAGATTAGCTAATGTCATCTTATCACCAGATTTCTCAGCTGATTCTGTATTTCTATATTTTATACCCTTCGCTGTTAACCAATACTTCGATTCATCTACCAACGGACCTTTTTTATCAGTTGACATTTGCATGTAGCCACCAAAAGTTGAATGTATACTATAACTTTTCATGGCATCCCAATAATCACCGTATTGTGGGAAATGAATTGCCCTACCTTTATCCCATTCACCATCTTTAATTGGACCAATGAATAATCCCATCTTACCAAGTAACCAATCTTTTCTAAATAATACATTTGGTACTCCACCTTGAGCACCAGATCCTAATACTCTAGCTAAAGAAGAACCTAAAGTTGAAAGTGGATTATAAAGATGACCAAATCTCGCGGGTGATACTATTGTAGATGTTGTGGCCTCACCCCGTAATGGTGGTGGTGCCCATTCTGATTGAGAACCAAAAATTCCCAACGCATTTTGTTTTACTATAAATGCTAAACCAGCTGGAGATCCTAAGAAACTTGCTAATCTAATAGTATCAGTGACAGCTCTAAATATTGGAATAGATTGACCACCTCTATTTTTAGATCTTCCACCACCGGTTGCACCATCAGAAACAGGCATACCTGAAATTATATATGGTTCATCACCTAAACCAATTAAACTTCCCCTAGATGGACTAAACATACTAGCTCTTCTTCTACCCACACCTCTAATATTAAGATTGTCTCTATCAACTTTTCCACCATAAAGATATGGTTGAATTGGATCTACTGATCTTGGACTTGGAGATTTATCCTCCAAAGGTTCATGTCCTTCCGTATATAATGATTGCCAAGATGCTTCTTTCAATGGATATTCAATATTTATCATACCAGATACTAAATTTTCAGGTGATATACGCGATAATTGTCTTTTCACATTACTCGGATCTATAATTGGAAGAGATAAAGTATTATCAAGGAAACTATTTTCATCACTACCATTATGTCTTCCACTAATATCAGGTGGATCTAATAATTCATTAAATATACTATTTAAATTTTCTAATGCCAATTTATTTCTCCATTATCCCAAATTACCTATTCTTTCACCAACCGCATTTCCAATAGACTTATTAGCTGTACCACCAAATCCAAAATACGAAGCCATATCTCTTCTAAGTTGTATCATTTCATTTTTCATTTCTTTATTTTGTCTTATTAATTCACTATTATCTACCTTAATAGGTTTATCATTATTACCAATTGGCATACTACCAGCCGGTCCACTTGCGAAATCATTAACTCTTGTAGAACCAATAATTGTATCATTTGGATTTGTTTGTATTAGGTTTCCAGTTGGTGTGGCGATTAAATGAGAGCCACCCGATGACCTAAAATCATTAGTCATAACTGGGTCAGTTAATCCACCAAAAATATCATCAGCACCACCAAATATGGTACTGAAAAATCCTTTCGTAGCAATACTATAGAAGTAACTAAAAATAGTTCCTATTCCTTTTCCAATCATTATTACTACATCTGCAATTTTCATCATAGCATTTTCAATTTTTTGCATATTCTCTTCTGTAAAAAACTTGTCTTGGATATTATCCATAAGATTAGCTAAAGGTTTTCCAAGTCTCAACATCACTTGTGCACCCAATGCTTTAACTTTATTTATGACTGAAGTTAGTGCCGACATTCCATCCTTACCCATTAAATCAACAAATGATTTTTGTTTTACCACAGACTTATCTTGTTCTCTGATAAGTTTAGTAAATTGAGTGACATTTAATCCTAACGATTTTGATAAAGCTCTTCTTTCTAATACATTAAGTTTATTGAGTTCAGCTTCACTACCCACTTGTTTCAACACTTCACCCATCATCCCACTTAAATCACCCTCTAAAGCGAGTTGTCTTGCTTTATTAAAATTTAATCGTCTACCAATCATTATTGAAGCTTCAACCTCAGCATTTAATGATGATTGAAAATCTAGTAAACTATTTGATATTGTACCAACATCATCTAAATTTAATCCTAACTTTCTAGCTTGAACCGCAGCTTTTGTAATACTATCTAAATTATTAGCTCCAAATTCAGCTATTAGTAGAGCACTACCAGCTATATCTTGCATGACAGCTGCTGGGTTCACTTTATTTTGAGCAGCTAATTGATAAGTGTTTTCTATTAATCTTTCACTTTGGTCAGCAGTTAAGTCACCTATCGACATAAATGTTCCAAATAGTTTTGCAGCTTCTCCAGTTGCCATTCCAGTAGCTACTGCGGTGTCTAAAATTTGTTCACTTATGTTAGTCGCAGCTTGTAATCCCACCCCAAATTCAGATGATAAAGTAGACACAACTGAAACCACATCGTCCGTTCCTTTTCCAAGTGCTATAACATCTACTGAAGCTTTCATCATACTATCTCTAAAATTACTAGATTGAGTACCAATTACACCAAAAGAACCACCAAGAGTATCAATCATCTCTGAAGCAAATTTAAAAGATTTAATTAATCCACCAACAATAAGTGCAACACCTCCTATAGCTGCACCCGCCATTAGGAATTTGGGTCCCATTTTTTTGGCGAATCCTAATGTTTCTTTAGTTTTTGAAGCCATACCACCAGTTAAACCATCAGCAGCACCCATCGCTTGATTTTTTAAATCCTCAACTTTTAATCTTTTTAATTCCGTCCCATAAGTTGCTACAACATCTTTTTTACCTCGAGCTCTAGCTGTAGCTTGTTTTTTTAAGAGATCGTCTATGGTTAATTGTCCTTTTGATATATCCTTTACCGCCTTTACTACATCTTGATAATCCTCACCACCTATGCCAGTTCCAGCTATTTTTCTTTTCTCCTCCAACATAGCAGCTAAGTTTGCATTTTGTTTTATTAAAGATTTATTATATTCTCCTGCACCAGATTGCATATCAAGTATTTGATTATTAATATCTTTAAATAAATCTCTTTGTTCTTGTAATTGATTTTTATTAAAAGTATATCCAGTTTTTCCTATATCATCTTTAGGCATTTACTCTCTCTTTATAAAAAATCACTTAATGTGAATTTTCTGTATGGGAATTTAAAATTTTTATTACCAGTTTCATCTTGAATCTGTTTTTCTAATGATTTCCAACCATTTTTGTAGTTTTTTAATGCAGATGTTAACTTTTTATTTTTTTTGAGTTTTTTTTCTTCTGATGGGGATAATCCTAACATATTAGCTAATTTATTAAAAAATCCCTCTGATAAAATATTTTCATTATTCATATATGATTTTTTCTTTGACACGATACTCTCCTAATCAGATGGTTGTATTCATATATAAATATCAAATATGTGAAAAATTATCTTTTAAATCTTGGATTGATTGCGGGTTTTGAAACTCTTGATTTTTGATTAGCTTTTTTTATCTCGTTATCTTCTTTTTTACGAGTATCGGATAATTGTTTGTAGTAAAAGTGTCTTAAATATGTGGGCATTGAATAAACATCAGAGTGTGTAAATCCTCTACCATAATACATTAATTGAAATATTTGTTCGTGAAGTTTGGGCTTATCACTCGGTGCTAGGCCAAAAAAAATCTACCGTCATTGGTATATCTACCGTGACGGTTTCTCCTTCTATTTCAACTTCTTGTTTTAATACAATATCCGGAGATACTTTTCTAATTTCATTTCTCAAATACATTGAATCTCTTGCAAGTAAATTTTGAACAAAATCATTTATTGTAGATTGGGATTCGTCACCATCAGCTGATGTAATGGTATACCTTAACCTTGTAGTTAACTCAGGCTTTACTCCCCCAAGTTTTGCTGAACTTTTTAATTCTTCTTCTATTAAATTTTCTTCTTTACCAGTTAATAATTTGAAAGTTATTTTTTTCTTTGATATTGGTAATTCGATTTCAAACTTATTTTCTGAAACACCTTCTGGTAATGTTTTGAATGGACAATCTGCTAAATTAAATATATGTGTGAATGCTTCACCTGACTTTGGATTTGTAATTTCACAACTATATTCAGGACCATAAGCTAATACTCTAGCTGCTACCATAACTGCATTTTTATCACCTAATATTAAATCTTCTGTTTTGACACCTTGAGTTAAAATTAATGAATCTAATAACATATCAACTACAACACCTTTTCTAATAAGATTCTGTGATGTAAGGATATCTTCTTCTCTTGCGGTCATATATTTTAATTCTATTTTTCCATCTTTTAGTGGTGAATCTTTTGGATATAACCTACCTTCACTAGGCAAATCAATTACTTCACTTGCAAACTTATTATCTGACATAACTTAAACCTCCGTTGCTCTTTTATACCAACCAAACCAAAATCTCTCTTGTTCTGGTTTCTTTATAACTAAATTAGCAAATCGTAACACACGATAAGCTCTTACTCTATCTAAACTAACATTTTGAACTGCTTTTAATGTTGCCGGTCCTATACCACCATCAACTTCTATCTTGTTTCTATGCTTAGCATTTGCAGCTCTCTGTAATACTCTTACGGCACCACCTCTACCAAAGTTGACACACATATCAAAGTAGATATGTCGTAAATGAGATGGCATTTCATCACATTTAGCAGGTCTCCAATAATCTTGATGATATATCTTTTTAGCTTGTTCTTTTGTGAGATTTTTTATATCGACATTGGGGTAGAATTTTTTAGTAATTCCATACTTAGTTTCTCCACCTCTGTCGTGTGGATCGTTTACATAACCACCTTCGTGTTTTAAAACCTCTTCTATTATCTCTTCAAATGTAGTTTTCATTATAAACTCCGTATATAAATATATATAATATAAAAAAACCCTTAAGTTTTTATTAAGGGTTTTTTAATTTATGTTTTATTGTGATTGATTAGAATTTAAGTATAGCGTAATCATACTTTAATGTAAGTGTTATTTCAACAGGATCTGAAGAATCAAAAGCCAAATCACCAAAATTAGCTGATTGAATATAAGCTCCCTTTAATTCCCATTCTTCAACAACATCACCAACAGGTCCCAATAGATTAAATGTTACATCTTTTTTATAGAAATCTGAATATCCATCTCTACCAGTAACTGATTCGTGATGTAATCTCACCCATTCAATTACTTGTTGAGCTGCTGAAGGTACAACTGGATCATATAAAGTAATATCAATAGGCTGCCATCTTGATTTCCCTTTAACATATCGGGTTACATTCATATGTTCAAGTATCACTTCATCTGATTCGAGGGATGGTCTATTTATTGACTTAATTAAATAAGCATTGATACCATCAATTTGCATTATAAATCTATTTTTGAGCTTTGGCTCAAAAGGTGTAAACATTATATCTTGAGGTTCTAATAACTCTGGCATTTCATTTCTCCCAGTTAAAGTATATTAATTCATATATAAATATTAAAAAAGACAAAAAAAAGGGATTTATATTTAACAAATCCCCTTTTAATTGATTTATATCATAAGTTTATTCAGGAAATGAAGCACCAGTCGCCATTACTGTAAAGTCTAATACGATAAACTCAGCAGTTCTTGTTGGTTGAATAAATAACTGACCTACCAATTGATTTCTATCAACAACATCAGGTGTATTATTTGAATCATCCATAACAACTCTGAAAGCATTTATTCCACTTTGTGCTTGTACTTGTTCCAGAAATGGATTAACTATTGACAAGAATTTTCTTCGTGTCGCTGCCGTATTATGTTCAAATACTAAGAATCTTGAAGAACTAGCAACAAACTTCTTAATATTAATCAATAATCGTCTTACATTTATTCTGTCAAGTGCTGATTTTTTCTTTTGTAATGTTTTTTGACCGAAAACTATCACGCCTTGTCCAGGGAATGTTGCGATTGGATTAACATTTGAGTCATATAGTGTATCTCTGTCAGCATTTGTCAACTTTCGTTCCGCATATGATGCTACATCAATAGCTCCTCTATTTAATCCGGCTGGAGCAAACCATGGATGAGCTGATTTATCATTAAATGAATATACACCAGCGACTACCACAGAAGGTGGCACCCATCTTTGGAATCCAGAAACTTGTGAATCTGGTATTTTAATCCACGGCCAGTACATAGAAGCATAACTTGAGTTACGAGCTTTTGACCTATCTGTTGCATTACTGATATTTTTATCATATTCTACAGGATCTATAACCGCAAAACAATCACCTCTATCTTCACATACATCTATGACTTTACCAGAAACTCCAGGGTGTATTGAATCAATTATACCTGGAACAAAAATCATATTAATATCATAATCATCTTGATTAGATATCAAGTCAAGAGCTTGAATATATTGATTATATCCACCAGCAGCACCATCGCTACTTGGATCTAAACCTTGTGAATTGTTCTCTGATATATTTTGATATGTAAAGTTACCTTTACCACCGGCTGCTACAGTTCCATCACTTCCACCAGAAAATGCTCCATGTAAAGAACCACTACCAGTTGTAGGTAATGAAGCAGAAGCTGCGGGAACTCTAACTTCTCCCTGTGCATCAAAGTAATCAGCTGTAGTTTCATTGACATTAACATAGACATATCTAGATTTGTTAGAATAAGAACCAGTAAGTCTTAAATATGGTTTACCATTCTCATCAGTTGCAATTGTCTGAACTTGGTCTCCAACCATTTTACCTATATAATTATTAGAATTTGGATCTAAATTAACATTATTAAAAGTTTCCAATATTTGTTTTCTTTTAATACTGTCATTACCTCTTCGTATCATTAAATTGAAAGTACCTTTATTATTAATTCGTGATGGTATTTCAAATCTTAAATTATCAGCAGAACCACTTAAAAGGATAGTATTTTCTCCAATGGGTCCTACACTATTCATTATTTCACCCTGACCAAATGTTTTTAAAGTAAATGGTATTTTTGATGATGGAGATAATCCATGTGTCTGACCAAAATCTGCTCCACCACCTGAACCAGTGGTTGTAGTTATGTCACCCGTTAAACCTTTGAGAGTAAAATGATAATCTCCTTGAGAACCGTGAGCCAGTGGAGTTAATTGAGCAGATGATGAATTAGCAACAAATGTTCCTAAATTACCATTAGTAGGTGTAATACCATCAGCACTTGCTGTCAAAACCACTACATTAGCACCATCGGTTGATGCACTAACTGGTAAACTATGAAGTGATTGACTTAAATTAATAGCATCTCTTAAATTTTCTGCATTTAGTTTTCTACTAGTTGCTACAAGCGCATGGGATGCAGA